TAATATTCCTGTTGGTGCTTCTACAGATTGTCCAAGTTTTGTTAATACTGGAGGTTTCGCCAATGTTGTAAAAGTCTTTGCTACTCCAGCAGGAGTAACAGCAGACGATAACAACTCAGTAGTCTGACCAAGCAGATTCTGAGATGGTTGTGGCAAAAACCCTCTAGCAGTAAGGTAATCTGTAGATCCTACTACATTTTTTGGCTCTAGTAAACCAGATAAAGTAAATGGTAATGCTGCCAAATCTACAAATCCAGTAACAGCTTGTGGAACACCTCTTGCTACAGACTTGCCTAAATCCACTAAGGGATTTACAGACCTTTCTGTCGGAACAAACTGTGTTCCTAGTTCCAGGTCTAACAGGCTTGCCATATCTATCCTTTTACGAGTACGACCTTCATGCTATCTACCATCCTAGGTAGGATTGTTAGCATTTGGTCTGATATATTCATTTCTTCCGCTAGTTTGCTTTTGACCAACTGTAGTTCTTTTACAACAAACTTATCTTTCCATCCTAGATACCAATGCCAATCTGTGTAGTAGAGCCAACTGTTTTCGTTAAATGCTCGTACATGGGTTGGGTCTTGCCAAGCTCCTAGGCTTAGATCGTATGGCACTTGTATGTGGAACTCTCCACCTTCTACAAGTAGATCCTTGCAGTTTGTCATTGCCTTTACTAAGTCTGGGATATGCTCTAAGACATCGTTTGCTGTGATGCTGTCAAACATTCCTTGTTCTACTTTTATCTCTCCGAATCTTGTAGAGATTGTTTCTCCCCAAGGTATCTTGGTAATGTCTAGCACCCAATCAGGGTTCTTAATTGCTTGTATATCTGCGTTTAGACAGTCCTGTCGGAAGTCTTTTCCGCTACCTAAATTCAAGTGCCTTGGATATGAACTCATCTATGTTTTCTGAACAAAGTAAAGGTATAAGTTCTTGGATTCTATCATCTGGTAGATCCCACCAGGCACTTTTATTTAATTGCTCGATCTGTTGATCTGTAAAGCGTTTCTTGATTATCTTGGCTGGATTGCCTGCGACTACGCAATAATCAGGAACATCCTTATGCACTACTGCTTTGGCTGCTACGACTGCTCCGTTACCGATCTTGACTCCAGACATAATGGTGCATTGAGAGCCTAGCCATACATCGTTGCCAATGACTACATCGCCATTAGTGCTTGGGTGTCCTTGCCCATGCCACTTGAATGTGTCTTGGTTTATGTGTCCGAATGGGTAGGTTGTTACCCAATCTGTTCTGTGATTGCCACCAAGGAATATCTCTACATTGTCTGCGATGCTACAGAAAGATCCTACATGGAGCTTTGATCCTTCTCCCCAACTACGAATGATTAAGTTCTCTAGTCCGTAGCTATATTTCACCACTTAACCTTGTAAATAAGAAATTGCACTTTGTAGAATTATGGGATCATCTTTTAACAAGCCAATGGCGCAGTTACAGTTATTGCAAAGCAAACCTCTAATTTTGCCTGTCTCATGGTTATGATCTACAACTAATTTTTCCTCTACATTACAGATTAAACATTTGTTTTTCTGCTTTTCTGACATTGCTTGATATTCGACAAAAGTAATACCATATCTTTCTTTATATCTTTTATTTAAGACTTTTTCTTGATTGTTATCTCGCCAATTTTTTGTAGCTTGTCTGCGTCTTTCTTCTCTTGTGCCAACATATTTTGTTGGTTTATGAACTCTTGTCCTGTTTCTACAAGGTAGACACCAAAACTCATCTCTTTGCTTTAGAGACCTTCTTACAACATCTCCTCTTGCAAGTCTTTTTATTCCGCAGTTAGGACAAGTTACTTCTATTTTTTTGTTGTAATTTGGCATTTAATACTCCCATTTAGGAATATTATATTACCATTTGACTTTGTCCGACCAATACGCAGCAGAAAGTCTACCCTTCGCTATGTTTTTAGCGTGTCTTGCCTTGAATGATTTCTGTCTTGCTTTGCCTGCCTCGGTCTTAGGATTAGCACCTGCGCCACTTACA